GTCAGGTTGCTCACAATAATTCGCGCCAGCTGCGTGTCCAGGATGATCTGGTTCCCGGTCGGGGCGGTCACCGCGATGTCGTACATGCCCGCAACCGACATGGCCCGCTCCCGGATTTCGTTCAGAATCACGTCGTCCGAGATGCCCAGCCCGTTGATGTACGTGCTGATGGCCGCCTTCACCAGTGCCGCCACATCGGTCTGGCTGAAGCCCTGCAGGACCGTGATGTTGGCCGTGACCACCTGCTGGATGATGCTCGGCACCAGCACGCGCACCAGGACACCTGCGGCCCGGTAGCCCGGGAAGTTGGCCCGGTCGGCGGGATCCCCGTCGATGATCTTCTGGGTCACCGCGATCAACCCGGTGAAGTACGTGTAGGTTGCGGTCACGGCGTCGGCCGCGGTCAGGCCGGTGGGGTAGAACGCGGGCAGGAAGTTGATCTGGCCGGATGCCGGATTCAGCGTGTAGTGGGTGCCCTGCGTCTTCAAGATTGCGTTCACGTACAAGTCGAAAGCCGCTTCCTTCTTGACCGGCTTGTTGGCCAGGAACAGCACGGTTTCCCCCCCGACCGCGCTCGCCAGCACGACCTGCAGCACGACCGAAGTGGTGGTCTCGGCCGTCCCCGCCCCATCGTCGATGTAGAGCGTGACGTTGCCCAGGTTGATCGGGTCTTCCAGGACGTGGGCGAACACCACCCGCTTGCCGGACGGGATGTCCACGGCCGTGTGGGCCGCCGTCTCCAGGCCGAAGGGGTGCGCCCTGGCCAGGCCCTTGATCTGGTCGACCAGTCGGCGCCGGAAAGAATCGTCCCCTTCCAGGTCGGCTCCACTGGTAAGGGACGCGGCGTTGGTTACCGTGTCGACCCCGCTCGGCTTGGACACGAACCCCTTGATGGCGCTCGGGGCCACGTTGCCGCCAGTACCCGCCTCCTCGGCCACGATGTCGACCGCGTTGGAGTCCTGGAAGGTGTTGAGGATCGTCCCTTCCTCGGTGGTCGTGAACACGATCTGCGCCTGGCTGCCCGACGCGGGTACTGTCACCTGGGTGCCGATGGGGATCGTGACGGTCCCCACCGTCCCGGCCCGGCTGAATACCACTTCCCCGACGGCCTTCTGGGCCGCGTTGCGCGATACCAGCGATGGGTTGAACTCCTTGGCCCGTTCGTCCAGGTCGTTGCCGACAGCCTTCTTGATGTCGAACAGGTCCAGCAGCTGGAGCATCTGGAAGTAGGTGTCGTCGTCCTCGCGGGCTGCCGCGGCCAGCACCTGCTTCACGTCCGACCCGTCGTTCAGATCGGTCAGGTCGGACCGCGCCACCACGCGGTTCATCATCCGTTCCAGGATCTGCTCGCGGCTTCTTGGCTGGAATTGGCCCATTACGTCAGCGTCCGCGCGATGGTGCGAGTCGAGGTGAAGCCCACGGGCTGGACCTCGGCTTCAATTTTGACCTGGTCATTTTCGGGAATGAACTGAAGGGAGACTAGCCGTTCTACCCGTGCATCGGCCAGAAATTGCCGCCGAATCAGGTAGCGGGTGTTGATGGTCTCGGTCGCGTCCTCCAGGGAGCGAGTCCCCACCTGGCGCGGCATTCCGACCTGGGGGTACAGGATGTTCTCTCCCTGGTTGGTGCGCAAACGGCCATCCAGGCCCTGTGACAGGTTCGCCACGCCCTTGATCTTGCGCACGTCAGTTGACCCCCCGGCCGTGTCAATCGCCCAGCCGAACTGTCCATTTGCATTCTGGTGGCGCTCGAAGTCCGTACCCAGCAGAGCGTCGATCTGATTGCCGCCTGTGGCTGGGTTGCCGGTGGTGAAGGTGTCGGGGTTGGACAGCGCCTCCGGGATGGGGATCATGATGCTGTCACCGGGAGCGAGCGTGTTGGGTAGGCGCACACCGCCGGTCACGTAGGGCGCGCGCAAGGCATTCACCACCGCGATCACGGCCCATTCATTCGGGTTTCCGATGTGCTTGGCCGCCAGGCTCTGAATCGTGTCGCCCTGGCCGACCACCACCTGCCGGTAGCCCTTGTACCTGTTCGGCTGGAAACGGGGCTCGGCTTCAATCGGGTCGTTCTGCCCGCGCCGCACGTCACCCGGCTGGACCGATCCCCCGAATCCCTTGGCCACCGTCATCTGGGTCTGGCCCGTGACGGCGTCGTCCGCTACCTGGCGCACCAGCCCGTCCCGCACGGTGTCTTGGCCCTGCTGGTAGCCGATGGTGCGCTTCTCGTAGTCGTTCGTCTTTCCCAGCAGGCTGTCGGTCCACAGGTCCAGCGATGCCGACAGCAAGCGGTCGATGTTGTCGGCCAGGCCCAGGTAGGCCGCGCCCACGCCCCGCCAGCCTTCCCCGTCGTCAGGGTTGATGAAATCGGCCGCGCTGTCGATCAAGCCGTTCAGAGACGACGCGAACACCTTGGGGAAATCCAGGAAGCGCCGGGTGCCGTCCAACACGGACTGGGCGGAATCGAACACGCGCGCGGCGTCGTCCAGGATGCCCGCGGTCGATACGACCTTGCGCCTGATTTCGTCCTGGGCGGCCCGCAGGTTGTCGATGTGCGCCTTGCCGTCCTGGATGGCCGACCGGATCTTGGCCACCGTGTTCTTCTGGCGGTCCAGCAGCTTGCGGTCGGGGCTTGGGGAGATGCCAGACCCCGCCCCCACCTCGCCGCTCTGGATGTCCTTGGCGGCCCCCACGACAGCCAGCCGGATGGAATAGCGGTAGGTGACACGCTCCCGTGCGCCCGACCGGGACAGGTTGAACTCCAGCGGCACCACAAGTAGATGCAGGTCGTCCTTCAGGCTGTGGAACTCCATGGTCGTCCTGGACGCCGTGGCGGGGTTCTTCTTCAGGGCGCTGTAGCCGTCGAAGCACCGATTGGCCAGGCGCCAGAAGTGCATGTGGCCGGACAGCGGGTACTGCCCAGCGTTGCCCGAGGGATTCAGGTCCGACGTGAACTCGCCATCGGACCGCCGACTTGAATTGTCCGCCAGGCCAGGGCGCCGCAGCTTGAAGCCGGTGGTTCCCTCCATGGAGATTTCCCCGATCACGATGCCGTTTTCCTCGGACGTGACACCCCCTTCTTGCAGGACCGTCAAGTTAGCCGCGAACGGAAGCCCGTAATCGAAGTCCGTCGGGTTGATGATCAGCGGGAACTGTAGGCGGGTCTGGCCTGGGCCGAACGGGCCTTGCCCGGCAGGCCCGTTCAGTACGAACAGAAACAGCCCCTTGGCCGCATACTGATTGTCCCCGGTGACTTGCTTCCGATTCTCCTCTGCCCGGGCCTCCACCGTGGTCGTCATGTGTGAACCTCAGAATATAGGAGCCACGCACACAAAGGGAGGGGCTGGTAGCGCATGGGTGACAGTTACCAGCTTGGTGTAGGCGTCCAGCAGGGCTGCCAACTGCTGGGCCGCCTGCTCAGGGGATCCCGCCGGGAACGCCGCCGCGTTGATACCCGCCTGGGTGATCAGTCCCGCCTGAAGCACGGGAGCGCCTACCGGCACCACCAGGGTAGCGGGCAGCGCAGGGGGGATCGGCGTCCACACCAGCGGGTTGGCCCACAGGACGCCCAGCGCGGTCACGATTGCTCCCGCGGCCGACGCAGGATCTACGGCCGTCTGCATCGCGCTGGCAAGCGACGCCGCCATGGCCTGCTGCTGGGGAAAGAACAGGCCCGTGTTGATGAACCCGCCGCAGGACATCGCCGCCTTGGCGTAGGTCGCGTAGGCGTCCGCGAGGTGGTCCCCGGCCGCCATGAACTGCTGGACCACGGTGGACCCTGGGGTGACGGTGAGTCCCTGGATCACCTTGTCCAGCAGCTGCTGCTCCAACAGCGCGGCGTCCAGGGCCATCAGTACGTCTTCTTGCCGAAGATGAAATCGCTGCTGTGCTCGTCGGCCACGAACCGATTGAAGGCCGTCTGGAACTGGGCGAGGTTGATCGGCGGCGAACTCGGCCCGAACGGTGTCATCACGGTCATGGCCGTCAGGGCCTGCATGATGTCCGCCATGATCGCCTTGAGCACGTTGCCCAGCACGTAGGGCTCGTCCGCGGTCCCGGGTGCCCCGCCAAATCGGATCTTGCCGGTGTTGTCCAGCTGGATGCTGGTGACGTTGCCGCTGCCGTCCTTGGTGATCCACAGCAGCTTGCCGCCCGTCCCGCTGTTGGAGACCTCGGCCCCCTTGACCCCCAGTTGTTCCTTGGCCGCACCCCTGGCATCTATGGTCAGGTTGCCGTCCTTGTCGATCTCGAACAGCGTCCCGTTGTGACGGATGCGCCGGACCCGACCGTCGGCCGCCTTGGGCGTGTAGTTGCTGTTCGGGCGGGCCAGCGTGAACGGCAAGATCACCGGCTGGTTCGGGTCGTTGTCCAGGAAGCCCACCAGGACGTGGTCGCCGTCCAGATTCTCTGCCGAGGTCGGGGTCTTGTCTCCCGAAGGATCGGTCAGCACGTCACCCCCATCCAGGTTCACCCTGGACGGCCGGGGAATCCTGACATCCACGTCCCACAAGCCGTGCCCAGCCTGAAGCACCGGCACCTTGTCCAGCGTGTGCGAATACCGCCCGTAGGTCCGCACATCGCACAAGACGGCCCGCTGATTGGTCGTCCAGCCGTTGCGGTCATCCTCGTCAGCAAAGTAGGTCGACAGGACCACCGCGCGCGTGACCCACCCCATCGTGGTGGCGGTGTCCTGGTAAGCGTTGGCCGGACGCCAGCGCATGCCGGACGGGATGATCGACCCGTCCTGCAGTTGCATCACCTCCCACCCAGTCAGTCGCTGGTTGTTCATGTTTTGCTTTTGCGCGTGCTCTCGTAGCGGGAAGACAGTTCGGAAATGCCACTGAACAGTGCCTTGTCGTCGCCACGGAATCCGCGGCCGACGATCAAGGTTGTGGTTCCCCCGGCCCCCGCATCTCGCGTTGGCCCTGTGTAGGCCATGCTCACCCCTTCGACGTAGAACTGCTCGACCTGCTTGGGATCACCGGGGTCCAAAAGTACCCGCTGCCCAATCCTGATTTCTGGCAGCAACGTGTTTACCGTGATCGTGCCTTCCCGCAAGTAGGGGCTCGGCCCCCACCAGTCCTGCAGCAGCGAAAGCCAGATCAACCGTTCGTGTTGCCACCCGCCTTCGGTCCCAGCAATGTAGTTGGTGGTCTCGGAATATGGGCGCAGCCCACGCTGCTTCACATCGCTGCGCAACCACTGTGACTGGCCGAAAGCCGGATGTTCCGAATGGGGAGCGAATCCCACGTCAGCCAGCAACTCGAACAAGTTCTTGCGCGTCGCCCCGCCCAGCCCGAGATTCGAGTTGGCCACCAGCCAGGTCGGGATCGTCCATGTGGGCAAGTTGCTCCACATCGAATCCAGCCCAGCATCCCTGTTCATGAACGGGCGCTCTCGGATGATGGCGGCCATGGTGCCGAAGTCCTCGGGGGCGGCTGTGATCGCCTGCTCCACGCCCTTGCGCGACTGAAACAGTTCCGACTGCGTGCTCAGGAAAGCGTGCAGCCCGTTCTTGGGCGTGAACGCCTGGGGCAGCAGCAGGTCGCACCACCACTCGTTCAGCAGCGGATTCACCCATTTCGCCAAGGTCTGATGCAACGTCTGGTCTCCCGTCCGCCACAACCCTTTGTTGAAAAGGGCACCCCGCAGTCCCTTCGGCGCACCGAAGCCGGAGAAGGCGTTGAACGTCACAACCTTCAGGGCTTCCGACAGGCGGGCATGCAATTCCTCATGCGTAGGCCCGAACGCGGCAATGGTCGACGGCAATCGTGGAGGCACCAGAGAGTTGCGCGGAATTGTCTCGGTGAGCGACTGCGGAATCTCCCACTGCCCCCCGCCGTTGTCCCCACCAAGGAAGTAGCTGTGAATCAGGGCCGCAAAAATCTGGTCGGGACGCCCACCCTGTTTCCAGTCCAGCCGCGTGGTCATGAAGCCGTGAACGGTGTCGTCCATGGCCCGCGCCCACAGGCTGCTCCAGGTAACCGGGTAGTCGAAAAAAGCGCCATGGTCCCGGCCTGTGATCGTGTAGGTGGTCGCGGTCGCGCCGCTCACCACACCAACACTCTCGCGCACGGAATCCACGACTCCCCGGCAAACCGGAATCCGAATGCCGTTGCGCAGAACAGACACGTCAACCCAGTCCCCATCCAGCACTTCCAGGTCACGAAACTGGATGCCCGTTTGCTTGGGCTTAATCGTCGCGCTCCACTGCCCGGCCGGTTGCCCCATCTGCTTGTCCCAGGACAGGGACATCACCGTGGCAGGCGATTCCTTCAGCCAGTCGATCCTCCTGGCGCCTGCACCCCGCCGTGGCGCGAATGCGTGATCGTCCTGTAGTGGGTAGATCGTGAGACCGGCACGCAGGTTGGGCGAAAGGAACTTGGTCCCGTTGTTGTGGAGTCCAGAAAACTCCAGTTCAGGAACGCGCTGGGCGGCCATCAATTCCCTTTCGGAATATTCGGGCCGCTTTTGCCCTTCCCCAGCAGGAAGTCCCCAACCGCGTTGATCACGTCCTGCACCACCCCGCTCAATCCCTCCAGGCCCGTGGCCAACTTGGATACCTGGGCCGCTGCTGCCAGCGAGCTTTCCGTGAAGGACTGCATGGCCCCGGTCACCTCGTTGCCAATCCTGATGGCGTCGTTGGCCAGCGCCGCTTCCTTGGGGAGCGCACCCGCCCCAGTGCGGACAAGATCCTTGGCCTTTTCTTCCATCCCGCTCGCGCGCTCGTTTCTGTTGGCCTCCATTTTCTCCACGATCTTGTCCAGTTCGTCCCCACCCAGCGTTTCTGCGGCCAGCATCTGCCCAGACTGCTGCATCGTGATGGGGATCCCCTTTTGCCCCAGGGCGTACATCAGGTTCGCCTTTTGCGTGAAGGCCCCTTCTCCGGCCCCCTGCTGAATGATCCGCCGGACCACGTTCGTCATTGTCGCGCCCGGCCTGGTCTGGGCGGTCTCCACCCCTTGAAAAAAGGCTTCCGGCCCTTCTGCGATGTCGACGCCGGACCCACCTTCCAACCCCAGCTTGCCCGCCTCTTGCAAGATCATCATGTCCAGGCCCGTCTGCGGCCCCTGGGCGGCCACAGCCTGCGGCGCCATGATCATCCCGGCCGCAATCCGCTTTGCCTGTATCCCGGGCAGGCCGATCCCCCCTTCCGACGCCTTGGAACTCAGGCGGAAAGTCAGCTTGTCGAACTCAGTCGGGTCGATCTTGAGACCCTGCTGTTCCGCTTGCTGCTGCAGGCCCACCAGGGTCTCCAGGTACTCGACCGCCATGCTTCCCCTCAGACCGGCTTCTGTTGCGGCAGCCATCGTCTGAAGCAGATCCTGCTTTTCACGCCCGCCACCACCAGCACCGCCAGCCCGTCCGAACGCGCCCGCAAGCGGCGCCCCTACTCCGAATACCTGGGCGATCATGGACTGTCGAAATTCTCCGGCGACCTCGCTCTGCTTCCCGGTCTTGTCCCGCATGAAGAACTCGCCACCGCGCGCCTGCATGAACTGGTTCCGCAGCTGGGCGACCTCATGCAAGGACAGGCCGAACTCGGTCCCGGTATCGACCATGCGGGGAGCACCCGCCCTTTTCAGGCGCGCTTGGGCTTTGGTCAAAGCCGCATCGGCTTTCACTTGCCGGGCGCGAATATCAACCCCTTCTTCTTCCTTTTCAGATACAGGCAGGGGCCTCCCCTCAGAATCAGTGAGAACAGGCGCCCCCGGCTGGGCGGCCGTCGTCTCCTCTTGTGCTCTGGCTCTGGCAGCCGCCTCTGCCGCGACTGCTTTCTGGTAAAAATCCGCAATTCTTTTCGCTTCTGGGCTTGTCGCCTTGAGCTTCAGCAGTTCGTCTTCCTCGGCGGTGATCGGCAGCCCGCTCGGGCCAAGTTTCTTCAGGGCGCCAATGGTCCCCGCCGTGTTGTAAAGGTCCGCCTTTTCCTGGGCAGGCGTTTGGGGAACCGTGATCCGCTTGATTCGCGTGAGCGCCGCATCGACCCTGGCCGCCTCCAGTTCCTTTTTTTCATCAGGCCGCAACTCCCTGGCCCGTCCCTGCCACTGCTCAGGCCCAGCGAACAGACCAGCCAGCTTGGTGCGCTGATATGCGATGGCCGCTTGATAGCCCCCGGCCGCCGTCTGCAGCCCGCCTGATGCTGCACCCCCGACCAGCGGGATCGCCCCCAGCATCTGGGACACGCCACCCACGCCTGGGCTGGTGAACGGGGCCATGGCCGCGGTCCCCGCCCGGCCCATCATCGCCCCGGCAATCCGATACCCCATGCCGGGCTCGGTCGGGATGTACTGGGAAATGCCCAGCCCTTGCGCAAAGCCAGCCCCGAAGTTTCTTGCCGGGCTGTACTGCTGCTGCCGGGCTGCACGCTGCTGGACGCGATCCATCTGTGTCAGCGCCCGCACAACACTGCTGGCCTGCGTCTCGACTTGCTTCAGTTCATCGCGGAATGCCTTGTACTCCTTGGTGCCCTTCCTGACGCCGTCCAGGGCCTTGTTCAGGTCGACCTGCTTCTTGGTCAACCGCGTGAACTGCCCCTCCAGATCCTTGGCCGCCCGGCTGAACTCTTTCAGGGCGGCAGGCGAAAACGCCTGCTTGACGACCTGCCCGGCCTTCTGGGCTTCCTTGGTGTCGGCCTTGATCTTGAGTGTGGTCTGAATGTCCATCAGGCGGCCTCGCCCGGATGATCCCACAATTCACGCGGGGGCGCTTCATTCAGATCCAAATCAATCGACAGCCCATGCGTCGCCCGGTACTCCCAGTAGTCGGCCAGAGGATCGCCTGTGCTGTCCGCGTCCGCACCCTCCACCGGGTTCAGAACGGCCTCCAGCCGATCTAGCCGGGTCAGTTCGGCCGCATCCAGGCTTGCCTGCCGCCCCCGTAGTTTGTCGACCTCGGCTGCCACCACCAGATAGAACTCCTCCAGCAGGTCGCCGGTAGTGCGCTGGTCGTAGGGCACGTCCTGGTAAGGCGGATGCCGATGGAAGTGCCAGAACCGGAGCTTACCTTCAGCCGTTTCCAGCAGGGCTCGGGCTTGTTCCTGCAGGCGCTTCTCGTCTGCGAAACCTGTCCTCATGCGAGGACACTTCCTTCCAGATGGCGGCGATGATTTCGTCGTCGTACAGCTTTTCCAGGTCGCGCGCCCACTCGGGGAAGTCCTTGGCCGCCGTGTCCAGCGAGTACACCATGTGCGCCACATGGTCGTTGTACTCCCACAGGTCAACGTCCTGGGCCTCGACCGGGTAGCTGTTCGCCATGCGGATCTTCAGCAGCTTCTTCAGCCTCCGCTGTCCGTTGTTCAGGATGCGGTTGGTGAGCTTGCCCGCCCACACCTTGCCGCGAACGTCGGTGTAGCTGAAGTCGAACGTGTACTCGATGGAATCCCGGGGGTCCACGTTGGGGACCGCCGCGATCTTCGGGGCCTCGGACGCCAACTCGGAAGCAGTCTTCAGTTCAGGTACAGACATGCGCCGAACGTATCACCGTCCGGCGATGCTGACTAGGCGGCTGCTTCCGACTCGTCCTTCATCCTGATGGCGTTGAAGGTCACGTCTTCGCCCACCAGGCCGCGCGCGTCCACGCGCATGTTCCGGTCGGCCACCTTCACGCTTTCCACGGTCATCAAGATCGCGCCGGTCTTGCTGTCCTCCAGCGTGCAGACCATGTCGGCCTGGTTCAGGATGTTCGTCAGGTGCTCCTGGGGGCTGTTCCCGGTCTTCGGGAAGTACCCCTCCGACTTGAAGGTTTCCTTGACGATGCGGATCTTGGCCGCCGTCAGCGCCACCCGGTAGGCCACAGGCACCCACTCCTCGACCTCGATGTTGTCCAGCGCCTCGACCGGCTGGTTTTCCAGGGTCTCGGTCGCCGTCACGTTGGTGGCATACCCCACCTTCTTCCCGTTGATCAGGAAGCGCGCACGGGCGCCTGTTATTACGCGGCCTTTCTCTGCCATGGGACGACTCCTTCTACGCTGCTGCCGACTGCGGCACCGTGACGAGGTGGACGGTTGACTTCACGAAATTGACGGGCAGGACCGGGGAGATTTCCACCGACACCTCCAGCACGTCCAGGATCAACTCGATGTCGAGCGACCGATACGTGGTGATGGCCACGTTCACCAGCAGGCCCAGTGACTGGATCGCCAGCCCCCTGGCCGCGTTGGGCGTCCCGGCAAACCCCGTCCGGCCCACCATGCTCTCCATGGTCGTGCGGAAGTTGAACACCGCGAAGTTGACCGCCTGGTTCACGCTGCCCTCGGTGAAGGCCAGGTTGCTGCTGGTCAGGTGGGTGGTGATGTTGCGCACGACCCTGCGGCCGACGCCGTCCACGACCTCCATGAAGCACAGCCCGGCCTGGATCATCTCCTCGGCGTCGTCCGCCGGGTTCCAGGTGCTGCTGTTGCGCAGCTTGAGCACGTTCATGAACTTATGGGTCAGGCTGGCCCCCACCACGGATGCGGCCTGCGCGCCCGCGATGATGCAGGCCGTGAAGGGGGGTAGGAACTCGCGACGCTCGCCCTGCGAGTCGAACCGCTCCATCGCCTGGCCCACCAGGCGGATGTGCCGGGTGTTCAGATCCACCGCCTGCGCCTTGTACTCGGTCTTGCTCGGCACGTTCGTCAGGGCGCCGTTCTCGGCCCCCAGCACGGCGTCGCGCTCGGAACGGCCCACGCCGCCCATGTACTCGCAATGGGCCTTCACCGCCGCATGCACGGCCGGGTCGCCCGTGAGCGCCACCAGCGTGTTCACGCGCACCTTGGTCAGCAGGTCGATGGCCCCCTGCCAGTCGCTGAAGGTGGCCGTGGGCACGCCTTCCTGGCCCGGGACCGCGCTGCCCTCATGCCCCCCGGCCAGGAACACCGCCGCGGCCGTGTTGCTGGGCGCACCCGTGCCCGGGCTGCCCTTGCTCGCCACCACCAGCTGGGATTCGCTGTTCAGCTTGGCGATGATGGCCGCCAGGTTGGCCCGGGCCGTGATCAACGCCGGGGACAGGATGCTGGCCACCGCCAGGACATCCAGGTCGGTCGACAGGAAGGTCTTGGGATTCGTGATCTGGACTGCCAGCGTGTAGCCGGGCGTCCCGTTGAACTTGTCGGCCAGCTTCTGGATGGTCGGCAGGCCCGCGAACACCGCGTCCACCGAAGTACCCGAGACGGTCAGGGTACGGGCGGCTTCCAGTTCGCCCAGCGCCAGGCCGTCGATCCTGTTCCACAGCGCCACACCCGGCACCGGGGTAGCACCCGTCAGCGTGAACACCTCGGTCTGGAACGTCCCCGTGCTGGACAGGCCCCAGATGGTGACTTTCTTGGTGGTCGCCGCATCGGCCACCACGGTCACGATTACCCCGGCCACCGCATGGTCAACCACCTTCTTGACGGCCTTGAACGTGCCCGCGGGGGCGATGGTGGCGATGGTGGTGCCGCCGCCGTCGTTGCGCACGGTCAGGGTACCGACCAGGGTACCGGACACGACCTCGACGCCGTGGAAGCTGTTCCACACCGCCACGGTATCCACCGGGGTGGTGCCGTTCAGGGTCACGACCTCGGACTGGGTCGTGTTGGTGCCGCTGGTCCCGTAGATGCGGATCTTGACGCCCACGTCAGCCACGCTGCTGGACACGTTCTCGATCACCTGGCCCGCGGTCACCTGGTTCGGGACATCGCTGTCCAGGCCCAGGTTGGTCCGGGTGAACAGCGTCTTGACCCGGCTGGCCGTGATCTGGCCGGTGATGGTCGTGAAGCCGTTGGCGGGAGTCGACGCCAGGTAGATCAGGGTGAAGATCGAATCGCCCCCCACGTCGTCGAACGTCTCGGTCGTGTCCTCGAACACGATGGTGATCAGCTTGCCCTTGGTCGTGCCGGTCGCGATCTGGACGTTGATCTGGGTGGTGAAGAAGCCCCAGTCGGCCGAATTGAGCACCAGCGCCGCACCATCGACGTTGTCGAACGTGGCTGCCGACTTGGCGGCCGGGTTCACCTTGACGTTCACGACCTCTTGCGCGCCACCCTGGACATCAGCGTCGACCGCGGGGCCGAACAGGAATGCCTGCGACTCCAGCAGATCACCGGACCGGAAAAAGCCCTTGCCCGAACTCGGGCGCGTCGACACCTGCATATTGCCCTTGGTGTCCGACACGTCGACCGCGTTCCAGGGCTTGCCGCCGATGGACATGCCCAGCGCGGCCACGATGCCGCTGGCTCCCAGGCCCAGCGATTCCAGCCCCGACGCATCGACCTGGGAGTACGAACCCGGGACCGAGATCAAGCGGCCGTTGAAAAATATCGTGGATGCGGGCATGGGCTCTCCTATCCAACGAGGCGGCTATGGAAGTCGCCCCACAGTTTGTCCCACTCGGGACGTGTCCGGTTGCCGGGAAACTTGGTGGCCATCTCGTACAGGAAGCCCGCGCTGCGCAGCGGCCGGTGCCCGCGCACCTGGGCGTACTGCTTGGCCGATAGGCGGATGTCGGCTTCCGTGGCCGCAGGTTCGTCCAGGATGATTTCCACGAAATTCGTGCTGGATGAAGCCGAGGGTACTGGCACCACAATCTCTGGGGCAGGCGTCAGCGTCACCTCGTCCAGCATGCCTGGCTGTGCTGAATCGCCGCTGTCCCGCTTGTTGCGCGCCATCTGGTTCCGCATTCTCTACCGAGGTACTGGCTTCACGCCAGCTTTTACGCTTCCCGCGCCCACGGTAAAGCCCTCGTCATCGTCAATGTGGATCCCTGATACCTTATTTCCACCCCCACCCGCAATTTCTGTCGTCCAGGTTTCGTCTGTCTGGATGGACAGCGTGAGCGACCGGGCGAACACGTCACTGGGCAGGTAGCGCGGGTCGGGCGCCAGGTCAGCCCCCGACAGGTCGGGATCGTCCAGGTGGTGCTCTTTCAGCACGTCGTAGGCCGACAGGACGATGAACTTCAGCAGGTGGTAGTACCAGAGGGTCACGTCCGCGTTGTCCGTGATCACCAGGAAGTTGTAGGTGTACTCCACACGCCGGTACTTGGCGTCCACCACCTTGCCGGTTTCCTCGTCGAAGAAAGGCTCCCCATCCTCGTCCAGGGCCGCACCGTCCTGGTCCAGGTAGTCCTGGGATCGCCGCTCGGCCGCCAGGGTAAGCGCCCAGCAGGGGAATGGGCCACCCTGCCTGGCGTACCCGTGGATGGGGGTTGGTGGGCGTGCCTCCACGGTGTTGCCCGCCGCGTCCACTCCCCCGGCAAAGTACAGCCGCCCCTTGGCCGCCTCCTCGGGCTCCAGTTCGATTTCCTGCCGCAGGAACCGCTCGAACCGGATCGGCTTGTCGATGAACCGCTGCAGGCCGTCCTTCACGACCTTGAAGATGATGCGCTCGGCCATGCTCATGGCGTCACACTTTACCGAAAGCGGCCCGGAGCGCGACAGTAATCGCCTGCTCGGCCGCTTCCTGGATGTGGGCTTGCACCCGCACCGCCAGGTGGCGTGCCTGGATGCCCGGGTGGATCCAGCCGGTGGTGGTCTTGGTGCTGATGGTGCGAAACGTCGTGTACTGCGACTGCCTGGCCTTACCGCGGGCCAGCGGTCCTGCAAACGCCTCCCGGCGCATGCCAGCGAAAATGTCGGACTTGTGGTGGAGCGATAACTTCGGGATTCCCATCCCCCCCGTCTTCAGCGACTGCCCAGGCTTCAACCGCTTCGCCGCCTTGTAGATGTCCTTGCCCAGGGCAGCAGCCGCACCCACAGACATGCCTCCCAGCGCGCCCAGGCTGGACGGCCCCTGCGGACCCATCCGCATGCCCATGGCAGCGCCAACCCCCCCGGCCGTGCCCGGTGTCCCATGCCGGAACGGGATGGCCCGGTAGCGGCTTCCATCCTTGGCCGTGTGCCCCTTTCCTGGCCCCAGCAAGGTTTCGCGCATGTCGAAGCTGCCCAGGCCGTTCTCGACCGCGTTCGGCAACCAGCCCGTCAGGGCGACGATCCGCTCTTGCCCCTCCCCTGTGACCTCCTGGATGCCCTGGATGTAGTCCCGCTTGCTGGTTTGCAACTCGGTCTGCGCCAGCCGGATCCACTTGGCCCGGGCCGCCGCCCCAAGGTCGTCCAGCAGGGCTTGCTCGAACTCCGGGCCCAGCAGGGCGATCAGGGCTTCGGGGATGTCCAGCTGAACTTCCAGCATGTCACTCTTGCTCGACCAGGAACTCCAGCTTTACCACGGCCTGGACAGGCAGCTTCGTTGCCCGCTGCCCTTCCAGGCGGGCACCGCCCTTGGTGAGCAAAGTGTCCCGGTAGGTGTTCACATGGTCAAGGACGATCCAGGGCGGGTGGATGGTGCCGTGAAACGACAGGCGAGTACCCTTGACCGGAAGGTGGCCGGGGATCCAGTCGATTTCCCCCTGCGGAGACAGCACGTAGTCGTCCTGCAGGTGGAACACCTTGTCCACACTGCGCAGTTCGTCGATGGTGACGACGGGGTACCGGAGTCCGTTTTTCTTGCGCCTGCCGGTGATTCCGATGGTGGCGCCACCGTCATACTCGATCACCTGCATCCAGATCATCTCGGCGTCAACCGGGACCAGCCGGTCCCTGTACCCCAGCTTGTTCTGGTACTGGGTACTGGCGCGCGCCGTGCCGAACACCCACTCCCCGAACTTCTCGAACACCTCCACGTCCTGAGTCATGCTCGTCATCAGGACGTAAATCTGAATCGCCTTGCCGTCCGGGGACACCGTGATCGGGTTGTTGAAGCCGTCCTTCAGGTCGCCCGCCGCCACATGGGCGTCCGGCAGGAACGAGTAGTACCCGTCCCCGTGGCACAGCTTGCAGACAGGATCTGGCTGTTCGGTCTGGTCGTTGTTCACGCAAGGGCAGATACCCCGGCGTGACCACCAGACCTTGTACCCCTTGGTCGTGATCAGCCGGTCGAACTCCCCCGGCCTGAAGTCGGCCCGCGGCCGTTCCTTCACGTTGGCCGGAAGGCCCGTGATGATGCGTGGAGCGTCAGCCCGGGGCTCGGCCGGGAACTTCCCCATTACCAGGCCCCCGTGGTGGTCGACGTGGTGTAGGGCTGCCATTGCTGCCAGCCACCGCTCATGCGGACCTCGACCTGGACGACGCGAACCTGCGGCGCGCGCCGGAAGGTCAGACCCTCCAAGCACTCGTAGGCGGCGTTCAGGGCCTGCATGGCCTCCAGGCTGCCGCCCCGGTCAGGGTGCGCCGTCAGCGCCAGCCGGTTCCTGTTGGCCTTGGCCTGTTCCTTGGTGTGCTCCACCAGGGCCTGCACCTGGCTGTAGGACTGCACAGCTTGCAGGCCCGTCAGGAAGGTCTCCCAGACCCCCAGGCACTCCATGGCCGCTTTCATGCCTTGGGCGATCTGCATGGCTACCCAAGCGCCGCGAACCGGATGCCCTTGTAGTACCGCTGGAGCGTCGGAACCACTTCCTTGATCTGGCGCCGGTACATCAGGATGCGCGCGCCGTAGCCCTCGTTCTCGGCGCTGCTGGTCGTGCTGATGGACTGGCTCAGGCCGTCGATGCCGATTGAACTGGACGCGATGCCCGCGCCAGCGATCAACGCGCCCGCGATGTTCAGCGGGCCCATGGCCGCGTACATGCCGATCAATTCCCGTATCTCGGCCGGTACCTGCCCCTCCGGGAACCCGGCCATGTAGTCGACCTCCAGGATGTCGGGCACAAAGTCCTGGCCGCTCGCCAGCAGGGGTAGGAACGAACCACCGGCCGTCAGCAGTACCTGGCTCAGGGTGCCGCTGGTCGGCACGATGTTGACCTGGCCCTCGTCCTTGCGCACCTGGATCCACTCGGGGGGGAAGTCGATCACGGTGGTGTTGGACGGCCATTTCACCCGTACCGCATTGACCTGGATGATCGGAGACTGGCGCAGCCGGATGAAGGTCCAGTTGCCGTAGTCGTTCCCGTAGTAGTCGTACCGCTCGACAATCGGCGTCGGCCGGATCTTGATGTCCAGCAGCCGCTCGACGTGGCCGATGGCCTGCCGGATGTGCCACTCGAACATCAGGTCCGGGTAGGGCTCGCCTGCATCGTCGGTCAGGTCGACGCCGAACAGGTAGATGTCCTTCATTTCCTGGACGGTCAGGATGTTGTTGGTGGCCGGGTCGTCTCCCAGTTCCGGCGCCGACTGGTCACCCTCCAGGGCCGTGACGCTGTTGAAGTAGCTGGTCTTGTAGAAATAGCCGATGTCCCCGGTCACGTCGTCGTACACGTAGGCGGGCTGGCCCTGCACCAGCGTGAGCCGGGTGGCCACCGCCGTGATTTCGGAATAGATGCCCGCGATGCCGGTGGTGCTCCGGTACACCTTGATCCGGTCGAACTTGGTGAGGACGTTGTCCAGTTCGTCGACCTGGATCTTGAGCTTGATTATCGTCGACATCAGGTATCGCTTTCGGTCTTCTTGATGGCGGGCTTCAGCGCCACAGTCGTCCGAATTGACGGCCGCGAAGCTGCTCCACGGGAAGACTGCTCAGGCCGCAATCGCTTGGTTGTGCCCACCCGGGGTACTGGCGCGGCCTTACCCCCCTGCGTCGCCGGGCGCAAGTCCTTGGTCGATTTGAACTTGGGCTTGGGGGCGTTCTCACTGCTCTGTACCGATGGCCGCAGGTCCGTGGTCGATTTCATCCGCGGGCGCTTCGTAGTATCGGCCGACTGCATGCCGGGCCGCAAATGCTTGGTGACCACCGTGGGCAACGGTTCGACCCGGCTTGCCCGCATCTCGGGCTTGAGCCGCACCGTGGTCTGACGGGGCTTGGTGGGTAGGCCGACCGCGCCCTGCAGCGGGGGAATCGTGGCATGCCCGCCCCAGCCCTGGGTGGTGACCAGGCCGCCCTGGCTGCCCCAGCCCCAGGTCGTGATGCTCATACACCCCGGCTCCTACGACTCGGCACCAGCGCCTGCTGGATGATGCCCGCCCCGTTCTTGTCCTTCACGTTGAACGTCAGCAGCGGGGTCACGCTGTCGTCATCGTACAGCACCCAGTTGCTGGCCGCGCCGTCCGACAGTTCGAGACGGTTGCGTAGGATCTTCTCGATCAAGGCCGCCCTGGTGGCGGTCGTGTCAATCGCGGCTGCCCGGGCGGCCGTCAGGCGCCCCAGGAACTCCCCGGCAGATCCGGCCGCCGTGTGAGCCGCCAGCAGGGTGTCCCACACCGCATCGGCCACATCCACCGGCAGCCCTGCCCGGTTGATGGCCACCGCGATCAACGTGTCCGGCTGCCACTTCTCCATCTCCCTGGTGTAGACCACCGACTCGATGCTGTGCAGGGCGTCGGTGTAGATGATGAACAGGGCGTCGTAGTTCTTGGGCACCACCCCGGGCGTCCAGGTGCCCGAATACCGGCCCAGCCCCACGTCCGCCAGGTCAAGCGACGTTTCCAGCGCCCCGTTGCTGAAAATGTACGCCGTGGGGAACAGGCCGGTCGCGCCGTCTTCCAGGTTCAGGGTCAGCGAAACCGAACTTCCCGGCGTGTAGAAATTCGACACGGCTCCACCTTACACCGGGGACTTAGATCCAGGGTGTGAGAGTCATGACCGTCGCGATGATGTCATCCTTCTGCTGCGGGGTCAGCACTTGCGACGGGTAGTTGTGAACGTAGGTCGGGTGCGCCTTCTTGATCGCCCCCGCCGCCACCAACAACTGGGTCGAAGGTGCGAACGAGTAGCGGTTCAACTCGTCGTAGCCAGCCTGCACCGTGTAGACCTGGCCAGTTCCTTGCTTGAAGTCCAGTTCGACACTCTGGTCATTCAGCATCCGAACCTCGACCACCTTGACGGTTCCAAGCGCCGTCTGGAGGTTGTTCGTCTCCGATTGAATGAAGGCATCCAAGAACTCTTTGCTGCCTGGCACAGCGTGGCCCGCAATCATGCAGGCCATGCGCGTGTGGGCAACCAGGACGTCCCGTGCGCGGAACCCGAGGTTGTTCAGATCGCTCGACGACGGCAAGCAAATCTCGCCTGGGTCTTCGCCCCGTGTCTGAAAGTTCAGCCCGCCACCCTGGCCGTTCGCTCCGATGTACCCGATTTGCAGTTGCAGATCGGCGTCGCCACCAAACCACTGTGCGCTCGTAATGAACCCCGGTCGCTTGACCGGAAACTCCCAAACCACTGGAATCGTCATTGCTACGTCTCCTTGTTTGTAACCTGCTTCACCTGAACATAGTCCATGTCCATGAAGTACCCCGCTCCCGCGTTGGCATCAACGCGCATCCCAATCCCCACCGACACCGTAGGAAACGTCGTGGTCAAGGTGCCGCGAGTCGTGCCGTTGATAAAAATTTCCGCCGTGGGAACCCCGCCTGGGTAGGTGATGCGAATCTCGATGCGATACCAGGTGTCCGCCACCACCGGGATGGTCGTGATGACTTGGCTTCGGATAGTTGCACTCGCTGTGCGCAACAAGAAGTTAGCCGACACACCAGGATTGAACTCCACGTACACGCCGTCAGCCTGCTCAGTTCCACCACCGGCCTCAAAGTCAGTTCCGAACCCAAACACAGATCGCTCGTTGTTAGCCGCCAAGAGTGCCGCTGCGTTGAAGCGAACAAGCCACTCAGTACGAATCTCACCTTGCGTCCCCGACAACAGCCAGTTGGCAAGGTTCGTTTCCCCACCCATGAAGAATGCAGACCGCCCCGCCGCCGTCGTACCCGGACTCTGCCGCAAGATGCCGGGGTGGCCAGTCTCCGCAATGATTTCCTGTGAATTGGACGTCCCTGTAAAGCTGGACCGCCACCCATAGGATGCGGTTTCGTCCGTGTCGATGTTGCCCGAAATGAAGTGGTCGAAGACCTGCAAGTCGCGGGGGTCGAACGCCACCGCCGACAACCGGGGGTCACTGTTCGTGACGTATTTGTTGGCGGGTCCGGGAGCACCATCCGTGCCCGCCAACGCGAAGATTTGGGCCGCCGTGACTGCGTTCAGCCCATCCACGATCACGGTAATCTCGCCATCCGTCGTGCCCACCCGGCTCACCACCGCGAGGTTCTGGATCTCGCCTGTGAACGGGTCTTCGTCAGGCGGTGGCCGACTCAGCGCCCCGTTGGTGCCCAACACCAGTTGATCGGTCAGCGCGAATGCCGACGTGTCGATGCCCGTGACCGTCGAAATGACAGCCAACTCCCCGTTGCTGTTGTTGGGGATGTCCGCCCGAACAACCCCCACCGCAGGACGTTTGGCTGGGTCGTCTTTGTCGGCCAAATCCACCAAAGAGAGCCCGGCCGCAATCGAGTAGCCAGAGACGTAGACGGCTTTCCCCTTGGTCAACGCGGCCCCGGACTCGTTCCGTACTGCCTTGGTCGCATCCCCGCCCCCGACCTGCGTGATGATGCCACCCTCGTCGATGGCGTACAGGGTGCCGCCAACGACGTAGTATTTAACCTTCCCCGCTGCCGGTGCCGCAGGCGGTGTACTACGCTCTGGTAGCGTGACTGTCCCGTCGCCGCTCATAGAACAACCACGTTTCCGGTGAGAGGAATGTCGATGGACCCGGTAAGTTCTATCTCGGGGTCATCCACAAGCATCGTTGCACCGTCAGGCACAACGAACTCGTCGTCGATCCCCTGTTGGATCGACATGGCATCCTCGATGCGGATACCTGGCTGCCGGTCAGGTGTGCGCGGCACCGTTGGCTCCCTTGCGGTGTTTCCCCTTTGGGGCCGCCTTGGGGGCCGTGGGGGCTTTCGCCGCCTGTGCAACCGCGCGCCGCTGCGCAATGTCCTCGGCCGGAGTCATGGCCGGGCGTCCATCCGGCTCGGCCTGGCCCGCTTCGGCCTGCTTCTGGAACTCCGTCAGCGCCACCTGTTCGGCGTCGAACGCCTTCTTGGTGACTGCGACCACGTCACGCAGTTGTGCCGCCCGGCCCTCAGACACGATCTTCTCGCGCTCGGCGTTCATCTGCATGTTCTCCAGGGCGAACTGGGCACGCTCCAGTTGCTTGAACACGTAGGCTTTGACCTCCGCGGCCCCCATGCTGGCGAACTTCCCCTCCAGCAGGTCCGCAGCCACCACGGCCTGGATCGGAGCGAACACCTTCTCCCGCGCCTGGCGCAAGACCATGATGGCCCCAGCCATCTCATGCTGGACGCGCTCTTGGCCTTCCAGCCAGTCGTCCCACTGGTTCCCCTGAGAAGCCAGCAGGGACAGTTTGATCTTCGCCTTGTCCGGGTTCATGCCCCCAACCTACTACGTCTCACCCCACACGATCATGGTGATCACGTCCTTGTTGGCCCCCGTCCCCTTCAGCTGGAACTCGAACTTCAGGTCGCCGTCGGCTGGGGTCGTGCCCGGGTACACGTCGTTGTTGGCCGACGCATCGGCCCCGTTGCGCATCAGCACCCCATTCAGGAACACATCCACATCGTTCACGAATGACGCCACGAACGAGTAATCGGGCAGCGCCGCGTCGATGTTGGGCGAAGTGACACCCGACACGTTCACGTTGGCCGCGATGTTGGCCGGGGTCACCAGGGCAACACCCTTGGTCCGGTTCTCCTGCTTGCTCGCCTGCACGATGGCACTCAGCAGGGAGACTTCCCCGAACTGGGTTTCGTAGGCCGACCATTCCGCCGAAGTGTCGGACAGCTTCAGCTGGCCACCGAACGTGGATCCGCTCTTGTTGGTGTCAACAAAGTCGAACTCCACGAACGCCTTCAGGGTCAGGTCGCCAGCCGTGGTCTCGACCGCGCCGTCCGTGACACCCACGTTGATGGGCCGGGTGCCGCCCGTGCGCGCCTTGACGCCCGCGCTGAAGTCGTTGATCACCGCATCGACGTTAAACACGTCCACATCCGGCCGGACCTGGACTTCGCTGGTCCCGCCCGTGCTGCCTTCCACGATGGTGAACAGGTCGGCGTTCACCAGGTCGCGGATCTTCCAGGCGATGCCCGCGCTGTTCAGGTCCAGGGTGGCGTTGGTCGTCAGTTCCACCGCCGTGATGCCCTGGTTGTCGTAGGCGGTCTGGCGGGTCGTGGTGGTCGTGCCGGGGCTGTCCAGCGCCGCACCCTTCAGGAAGTCCTGTTCGTTCAACCCCTCCAGGCGCACGCGCTCGCGCGTGGCGTAGTTGATGGTCTTGCCCGCGATGTCGGCCACCGGGCAGGCTTCCAGGTCGTCACCCGCCGCCGTCAGGCGCACGAACGAAATCTGGGCCCGGTTGGGGGTCGTGCCGGTCAGGGTCTGACCATCGGTGGCCGTCTCCGTCTGGAACAGGGCGTAGACCTGGCGGCTGGACGACGTGATGGGATCCCGCGTGGCCCCGTCCACGATGTCCATCAGGTTCTTGGGGTTGATGGGGTTGGCGCCCGCCACCTCGTCCAGGCTGTGCGTGTCGAACGTGCCGGTGTTGAAAGCAGCCACCGTACCCAGCGTGGACACTGCCCCCACCGCGGCCGTCGTGTTGCTGGGCAGTTCCCCCAGGGCCAGCGCCTTCCAGTTCTGCCCACCCGGCACCGTGATGTCGACCAGGCTCACCACGTCCCGCAGGACGCGCTTCTTCTCGACCAGGTGCAGCCCGTTGTTCAGGGCGTCGATGCCGCGCTTCACGCCAGCTTCCAGCGTGACCGGCGCCGTCAAGTCGTCGTACCAGTTCTGACTCTGGTTCGCGATGCGGTGCAGGTTCAAGATCGACCGGATGTTGTTCAGGTCGTCCGACAGCAGAGCCGCGGCCGACTCCATCGCCACTGCTGGCGCTTGGTTGTCGTCGAACCCGACGATGGTGTCCTGGGTCGACGAAATCTCGGCGTCTTGGCGGATGAATGTCCGGGGCATCGGGGCTCCTCTTTACGGGGCGAAAATGTAGTCAGCGGTCAGCGCATCGACAGGAATCAGCGGGATGGCCAACGTCACCGTATCAAACCCAGCCCCTGGTCCGCCAGATTCGGACACCGTGTAGTCATTCGCCGCTCCCAGGGACAGCCGCTGGCCGTTCAGGTAGACGCGGATCACCAGGTTGCCCACCTGCCGAAACTTCTCTGGCGTCGTGAACACCAGGTTGACGCCGTTCTTGGGGCCGCCCAGCGCGATGTTCCATCGCTGGTCCGCCTGCGCGATTGCTCGTCTTCTCGCCGTGGCCATGCTCTGCCACTGGCCATCCTACCCCCGGCGTCGGAAGACCACTGCCTCGAACGTCTGCGCCGCGGCCGACTTCGTGTAGAAGGCCGCAATCTCGGTCGGCCCTTCCCAGATCGCCCCTGCCGCCAGGGTGACCCCGATGTCCGCTGTGCTGTCGGCGTTGGTGAAGGACAGGACGATGGGGCCTGCACCCGTGTTCTTGAACCACAGGTGGTTGGCGATCCCGCCTTCCCACTGCCAGTTCTCGACCGTCGCAATCGCTGTCGTGCGATTGACGTGGGCCGGTATGCCACCGCGAATGTAGCCGAGGCTCATGGTCCTCGATTACGAGACGCGGCGACTGGCGATCTGGCCGTGGACCATGATGTGCGCGACCTCGGCCGCCGCGCCGCCGATGATGTCGAAACCGGCCTCCGTGATCGTCGACTCGTCCACCCGCGTGGCAGCCACCGTCTCGCCGGTCAGCACCACCCGGTACAGCCGGTCCTTCATGTTCTCCAGGCCCGCGCCCAGGAACGTGAAGGCGTGCGTGGCGCCGCTCAGGGTCACTTTGGCGCTCTGCAGTTCCTCGCGGACCATGGCCGCGGGGGCCTTGCTGATTTCTTCGCCGGTTCGGTGTGTGTCTCTTGCGGTCATTTGGAAAAATCCTTGTTGTTGGTTTTCAGACCCCTACTTTTTGCTGCCGCGCTTTGCTTTGCCTTCAACCTGGGTCGGCTCCTCGGCCGTCATCGCCTGGGGAACCCCTTCCGACGATGCCAGTTCCGACAGTTCGGCCTGGGTACGAACCCGCCGTCCCCCTGCTGGGGCGGCCATGGGCGGGGCGACAGGCGCTTTGGGATGCTTCGCCCAATGTTCCGGGTCGCGCCACATGCCCCCCTGCAGCAACTTCGCGGCCTGTTCCACTGTGGCTTCGACACATCCTTGTGCGTCCAGTTCCAGTTTGGCGCCGTTGACCAGGACGATTTCGCCCGGTCCCCGTCGCGTTGCGTGCATCAGTTTCGGCATGGCCTCACTGTATCGTGAGCCAGCCGGGGCGAGTCAACCGTGAACTCGCCCCAGCCGCTCAGGCGCTACTAGGCGCCGCCGCCGCCAACCGACGCCGTGGCGCGGCCGACGTTCTTGAGCAAGACAGCCTTGCCCGGCGCGTACACGGTTAACGCACCGTATAAAAGCTGCATCCAACGTATTGACGTGTCAATTGTTGCAAGTGGAATCTTAACAAACGGTGCTAACTGCTTGAAAGCAAAGAACTCGATGTTCTGCTGGATCAAGAACGCCGTCGACATCCCCGGCAGGTCCGAGTTGAAGTCGTTGATCGTGGTGGTCGCGCCGGTCCGGGCCGTCGTGAACATCAGCTTGGCCGTCCCCACCAAGCCGTTCTTGGCGGTGCGGTAGATTTCGTAGGCGGTGGCCAGGACGGCGCCGTCACCCAGGCCGAACGTGACCTTGTCGCCCGCGGCCACCGTGACCGGGCCGCTGATGGTCAGCGGGGCCGACTTGCCGTAGCGGTTCACACCGACGGCCTTGTAGAAGTAGTCGCCCGCGTCGTTCGCGCCGAACTGCGACGCCGCGTCCACCGGGGTGGTGGGGGCCACCGCCTCGGTCGGGGTGCTCGGCCGCTTGGCCGCGTCCCCGACTGCCACTGCGCTCGGGAGTCCACCGAACTCCACGAACACGTCCGGGTTGAACATGATCGGGCCGACCATGCTGTTGAACCCCTTGATCGACAGGCCGACCATGCCGTCGGTGAACCCGCCGACCGGGATCGGATACCGTTCCGCCGGGTAGAACGACTTCGCCAGGTCGCTGTACGCGCCGTCCGCGCAATACAGGTCGGTCGGACGACCGAAGTTCGGCGTGGTCTTGACGGTCAAGGACGCATCGTTGACCACATCCTCCGACAGCGGGGCTCCCCGCAAGTCGATGATGTTGGCCGCCGGGGCGCCCGCGGTGATCAGCTTCTTCAAGCCGTCCCACTGGACCGGGATCAAGCTGCTGTCTCCGAAGAACAGCGCGCGCTCGATCTGCTTCAGCAGGTGGGCGGTGCCGTTCACGGTTTCCTGCGCGATCACAGGGCCGTGCGCGGGCTTCACCAGCGACATGACGTGGCTGACCGCCCGGGTCGTGCCCACGTACTTGATCACCGTGAACTCACGGCTGTACTTGCTGTCGTCGGCCTCCGGCAAGTCACCTTCCCCAATGAACCCGGCGACATCGTTGCCACCGTATTCACGCAGGCGGTTGTACTCCTCGACCGTGTTGTAGGCCGGGAGCTTGGTCACGTTCTTCCACAGGCGCACGTCGTCCATCCGGTACGTGACCACCTTGAGGGTCCGTTCCAGGGACTCGATGCGCAGGGGGAAGCCCTGGCCAGACGTGACCGCGGGTGGATTTTGGTCCTGCCCTGCGGTGAGCGCCTTGCGCAAGTCGCTGACATCCTGTGGTGACGTGGCGCCGAAGCCATCCAGGCCCTCGTAGTCGCGCCAGCTGACGAATGCGTTATCTCCCATGGGTCGTTCTCCTGTTGCTGTTGTCTGTCTCGTTTACCTAACGGTCTCGGCGGGTTTCCCCTACGAGACAGCCACCCGTCCCGAACCTTTGGCGATGTGCGCCGCGATGTCATCGTAGAGCGACTTCGCGATCCCCCCGCCGTTTTCCAGCATGGCAATCGCCATGTCGATGCGATGGCCACGCGGCGTCACGTCCTTGCCGGACTTCGCCATGCTCTCCAGGCCGTCCATCAGCTGATTCCTGGTCAGCTGGTCGCTCTCGCCGCCGCCGACCTCACCGTCCAGCGACTTCTGAAGCGTGCGCACGTTGCTCGCGCCCTTGCGGGGCAGGGGAGTGGTCTCCACCCGCTCCAGCCGGTTGGTGAGCGCCTTGATCAAGGCGTCCTGGCTCTGCGCCAGTTGCGCCATGCCCTTCAGGCTCTTGGCCAGCTGGACGTTGAACGATTGCGCGCGGTCGCGGTGAATCTCGATGCTCTTGGCGAGCCGGGTCTGGATCTGGTCCAGCGCCGCCGCCGACACCTGGCTGTGGCGCTCCAGGAAGTCGGACACCTCGTACCCCTTCTTCAACTCGGGGTCGTCCGCGAACTGCTCCTGGAACGATGCCTCCTCGGGCTCGTCCTCGACCTCGGCGCCGCCCTTGGCCAGCGGGTCGGCATCGACTGCCGCGCCGGTCAGGGCGTGCAATTCCTGCATCTCGGCCTTGGACAGCGTCCCCTCGGCCAGCTTCTCGGCCAGCGCCTCGCGCCGGTCGGCCGGGGCCGCCACCGAAGAACCCTCGGCAATCGCCTCCAGGGTATCCAGCGACTTGATCAACGCATCGGCGTCGATGGTCGGGACGCTCTTGCCGATGCCCACCATGCCGGGCTTGCGCTTGCGCGACATATCGTCGGCGTCCTGGTCCAGGTTGCTGCCCTCGCCCGTGCCGGGCGAACCACCCGCACCCGACTGGTCGGGCACACCCACCTGGCCCGGCTTCCGCTTGCGGTGCTGCGGGTCTTCGTCGGCCGACGTATCCAGGTCGGTCGGCCCGCCAGCGCCGTCCGCCGCGCTGTCCTCGTCGGGCTCCGACGTGATGGCGCTGCCGGTGAGAGGCTTGCGCCCCTGGCGGCCGGGCTCGTTCGTGACATCGGCACCCGTGTGGGCGGATTTCTCCACGTCCCCATCGTCGTCGCCTTCATCGCGCTCCTCGCCCTCGCCGTCCTCGAACCCCTTCTTGGCCTTCTTCATCTTGGCCTCGGCGGCCTCCTCCGCGGGGGTCTCCTTGCCCTCGAACGGGTTCGCCTTGCCCATGGACTTGGCCTTGGGGGGCTTGGTTGCCGTGCCGCCCATCGCCGGGGCGAACATGCCGTAGCCGCCCTTTTCGGCGTCCGCGTCGATCTGCTTGCCACCAGCCAGGGCGGCCATGCCGCCGTCGGCAGCCTTGCGCGATCCGGGCATGTCGCCCGCGGCGCCACCCTTCAGCATCAGGTCGGCCATGTCGGCCGCTTGGTCGTCCATGCTCTTTTGCACGCGCTTCTGTGACATCTGGGGCTCCTCCGCTCAGGTTGCGCCCTGCAAAGCGAACTGGAAGATCCGCTCCGCATAGGCATCCGTCATTCCTCGGTACTTCGACCGCAAAAACTCGACCGCTTCCGCCTTGGTCAGCCGCTTCCGCTTGGGCACGTCCTGGACCTTGGCGTCGTGCTCCAGCGACTGCACCCGCAGCGGGGCGCCGACCCCGAAGCCGGACGGTGTCTGCCCGGCCGTACCCTGGCCCGCCATCATGGCTCGCCGGAACCAGGCGTCGTCCAGGTTCTCCATCGCCTGGATCGACTTGGTGAGCACGTCCAGGCCGGTGTCGGTGTTGACCGGACAGTTCGTCACGGCCACGTTCCGTACCTTGGCCTCGGCAATGATGTTCTGGTTCGGGCCGGTGCGGCGGACCACGCTGCCCTCGATGCTAAACCCCAGGCGGCGTCCCGTCTTCTGGAGCGACCGTGCCAGATCCCAAATCTTGTCCGCGGGTGCGTACCCCGGCAGCAAGTACCCCTCGACGAAATGGGCGGGGCGGCCGTCCTTCACGCCGCGCTCTACCCTGGTCGGGTACCCCACGATGCCCGTGGTCTCTTTCGAGTGGTTGTCGTTGAACCAGCCGTTCTTGGTGAACTCGCTGAAATCCAGGCCCCGCTGCAACACAACCTCGCCCTGGCGGTCGCGCGCCTCGGTCGAAATCACGCCGCCGATCCGGCGTTCCTTCCCCGGTTCGCCAGCCTTCTCCCATACCTCGATGGGTAGCTCGAACTTGAATGGGATTTCTGCGAGGGAGGTGTGCATGCGGTTCCGAACCGCGCCACCTCTCAGCAAGGAAACCCTGCTAGGCCACTGCGCTACCCTGGCAAAGTAAGCGGGCAGTACCCTGCCTGTCAAACTTTTTAGGAACGGACCACCAGCCGGGGGCCGGGTACTGCGTCCAGCGCCTTGGTCAGGGTATCGCCCAAATGCACGTCAATCGGCACGTCCGCGCCACATTTTCTGCAGACCACCTCCGTACCCCCAGGCCCGAACGCCACGATGGACGTGCGGATCTTGACCTTCCCATCCAGCGACTTGTGGATGATGCGGGCGTTGCACTTCGGACAGTTCAGCCCGCTCACTCGGCTTCGGCCTCGGGCTTGCCGAACACCTGCAGTCCCCCGGTCACGATGTCGTCCGGCAGGCCGTCCAGATACGCCTTGGTCTCCTCGACGTACTCCGGGTCGACCTGGACAATCCCGCCGCGCCCATCGAAATCAGGGATGGGCTTCTCCGGGTCCGTGGCCGTACCCTGCGTGACCCGCTCGTTCAGCTGGGCCACCGACAGGCCCGGCTTCACTTCGGGAGTCAGGCGAGGCGGCTCCGGGGTAAGGCCCACCGGCCCACCCAGCGCATGCACCCGCTGATTGAACGCCGCCACCAGCTTGCGGGCCGCAGGGTTGATCGTCGGGGGTGGCCCGCTCTGCATGACAATCGGGGCGCTGTGAACCGCCCGCAGGGGCCAGACATGCCCTTCGGGGGGCACGAACTCGGGCGTCCCCTTGGACGGCAGTTCAGCGGAGTAATACTGGACGTGGGAGTCGGCCAGCGACTTCAGGTACTCCCAGTTGCGGGGAATCTTGTTGTGGGCGTCGTGGAGAATGTGGACCGGGACGTACCGGCCATTTTCCTGCGCACGCAGCTTGGCCCGCTTGATCGCGATGCTCTTTTCGACGTGGGCATACACGATCTTCACCGTGTACCCCATCTCCTTCAGTGCCTTGATTTTCGTCGCGTAGCGCCCGGGCTGGGCTCCAGTTCCGTCGACAATGACGTTCTTGTCCGCCTTCATGGCTGCCGTCAGCATCTCGTCCACAACGTGGCTAGACTCCGCATGCCCCATCCAGGCGGCGTTCTTGGCGGTCACCTTCTTACCGTCGATGGTGGCGAGGTGCATCGCGGTCAGGTACTCGGGAATCATCTCCTTGATGTCGTCGGCGTCCAGGTTGACGAAATCCTTCTTGGCGTTGTGGCCCAGCGCCGCGATGGCCCGCGCCTTGATCGATCCCTTGCCCGAACCACCACCGCCCATCATCACAATCGCCAGCGGGGCCCCCGCCTCGCCCAGCGGCGGGGTATCGGTGCTGGCCAGCGCCTCACGTACCCAGCGGTCGTGCAGCAGCTTGCGGTCGTGCGTGAACTCGTACTTGGTCTCCCCAAACCGGCTTTTCTCGCCCGGGATCTTGCGGGCATGCCGATTCACTGTCATGGCGGGCAAGCCGAAGTGCGTACCCCTGACCCACAGGCGCTGCAGGCCCTTACGGGTTTCCGCAGGTAGCGCGTTGTACTCCGCAGTGATGCGCGCGATGGATCTTCGCGTGATCGCCCGGCGAATCTCGTCTTCGGTCGCACCTTCCTGAATAGGGCCCTGCGTTCCCGGCCGGGCCTTTCCCCTGACCCGCACCCAGATACCGGGCCCCTGCTTCATGTACTGATTGCGGTCCTGCCAGGTCCGCACCGTCCCCACCGGGAACGCCTTCTCCAGGTCGCCCAGCCATTCGTTCCACACTGCCTCGTCGAGGTACAGCGGGGGATCTGGCCTACGCTCCGGCGCCTGCTTGATGAACAGCTTCACGACACGTTCTCTTTCCCAGGCGGATACTGGACGGCCGAACCAGCCAGCTTGGCCGCTTCACGTAATTGTCGGCTTCCTACCGCAGTCCGCAACAAATTGGCTTTGTTTTTGGGGTCGCTGTCGAGCTTGCGCGCGGTCGTGTTGCTCACCAGCGCGAACTCATGAACGTGGTGCGCGCCGGGGGGGCGCAGCCCCTCGACGCTCGCCACCTTGACGATCCTGCCGGGCAGCTTGTCCGGGTCGTGCTTCGGCCGCTTGCGCTTCATGTCCGGCCTGCCCAGGGGCCAGTCTTGCCGGGGCTCGGCCTGGCGGCTGTGCCGGGCCGTCTCGCCCGCGGTGCGCGCGGGGTTGCCCCACCATCCCATCGTGCCGGTCGTGGACAGGTCGCGACCACCACCGTACCCCTCGTAGCCCGCAGCCTTCTCCAGCGCCGCGTACACGGCGTCCAGCGCATCCCGTGACTCCGGGTGGCCCTGGCGCGCGTACTTGACCACCATGTGGAAGCGGTCGGCCGGGATCCCAACGGCCGCCACCGCCGCCTCCCACGCCTTCACCATCGCGCCGTCGGCCGCGTAGACCTTGGTGCGGAACTCCTCCAGCGGCAGGGTTGTCATGCTGCCGAAGAACTCGGGCCGGTTGTAGTGCTCCAGGAACGCCGCCTTGGCCGCCTTGGCCGATGCCAGGCCAAGGAAGACCTTGTCCTCGTCGTACTGCTTGAAGTCAGGCGCCGTGCGCGTGTGGACCACATAGGCGTTCTTGGCGCCCTCGTCATGCCCCACGAACACGTCAACGTGTTCGCCGTCCGCGCCGCGCGTGCCGCGGATGTAGCCGTAGGGCAGCTTCATGACCGTCTCGCCGCTCGTACCGTTGTCGCGGTTGTGCCACTTCCGTACTGACCCGACCGCGTTCTCCACGCTCACCTTGAAGCCCTGGAACACCAACCGGTCGTCCAGCTTGTGGGCCTTGGTGATGTCGTCAGTGGCTGGGTTGAAGCCGGTCGAAGTGGTGTCCTTGATCTGGTTCGGCTCCCAGGCAATCCAGACCTTGTGCGCCTTCTTGCCGATGTTCCAGCCACCCGTATGGCCGATGCCGTCGTATCCACGCTTCTCGGCCCATTGCCGGAATTGCTTCTTGCCGGTTTCGTAATGGTGGGCGTTGGTCATGATGTAGTGAACATCGCCCCAAGTCAGGACATTGGGTGGCGTGAGGTGTAGTAGGCCCAGCACCTGCTTGCCCTGGTAAGTCTCCCCGGCGGTCTTTTTCACCAGGTACTGCTTCAGCGCCAGGAATGCTTCATGCGTAATCGGGACGGTGTATTCCTTGATTCCGGCCTTGCCGTCCAGCGCGGAAAAATCCGAATGAGCAATCAAGTCGTCGACATAGACGGAGCCGACATCCGTGGCTTCCGCTAGACGCCTCTCGATAGAGGTGATGTCCGCTTGCACGGTCGCCCTGGCTGCCATCCCGCCCAACCCGGGGGGGATCGCTTTCAGGCGCACGTTCACGACATCCAACGATTCCTGAAGGCGCTTCCTATCATCGTCGGCGTCCAACTTGGACAGGCTTTTCAGTTCCCGTTTCGGGACAGGCTGCTCCATCTCGATTGGCTTCCTGATGTTCAGGTAGACCTCGAACACTTCCTCTTTCGGGTAAACCCGCTTGGCGTTCTTGATTTCCTTCCCGAGGAGTAGATGCAGCCGCTTGGCCCCCTGGACCTGCGCGCTCATGCTCACCTGCCGTTTCGACTTCCAGTAGTTCTGCAGAAACATGCCGCCCCAGTTGACGGTCGCCAGCATCGCAGGTTGAAGTTTCTCGACGCGGTCCATGACCTGCTGCACGATCTTGGGGTCGTCCTGCCCGGTCGGCTCCCAGTATTCCTGGATCAACTTGCGGACATTGACCGGCCGCCCCGCCCCCCATTTATGCCCGGGCTTCTGCCATTCCGGAGAATGATCTTCAGCCCGCACAATCGCCCACACGATGGCGGGATCCCAGTTGGGATTCTTTTGCTCACCTACCTTGCGCAGCAACGCCGCTTCCGCTGATGGCCACAAGTCGGGGATCTCCTCGCCGGTCTGGCTATCGACGTAGTGGGTGGTGAACGCCACCTTGTCGTCGGCGTCCTTCTTGGTGTACTCGGTGGCGATCTCCTCGTCCTCAGTGAAGTAGAAGCCCTTGCCGAAAATGTTGTAGCCCTTGTCCTTCTCCTTGGAGAAGAACTTGAATCCGCCAGCTGGCGTGCCGTGAAACACCTTGGTAGGTGGCTGCCCATACTGCTCGGCCGGGCTGCCATCAGGCTTGGTGACCTTGCTGCCCTCTCCAGCTTCCCAGTCTCCGAACCACGCCTTGAAGTCAGCATCCAGCACGCGCGCGTTGTCGAATCCCTTGTACTTGGACAGGGCCGCGATTTCCTTTTGCAGCCGTTCCTGCGTTGCAGGCGACGCCAGCTTGGTCAGGGTCGTGCCGTATTCCTTGGCTGCCCCATCGTCGATGCCGTCGGCCGCGCGCCAGGAATCATCCAGCATGGAGCGCAAGGCCAGCCGTTGCCGGATCGGATTGTCATGCGAGGGAAACTTGGGCTCGGGCTCTGCGGGCGGGGCGGGCGCGGCTTCAGGCTTGGCCGCCCGCGGGGCCTGCATGATGTCCGCGTGCCAGGACACCGTGTGCTGGGGGTCAGCCCACTTCCCACCCCGTGGTCCCAGGAACAGCTGCTGGGCCTTGGCCATCTCGTCGCCGTCCTGCCCCTCCAGCGGCCCCGGCGGGTTGTGCTCCTCGAACAGCAGGCCGTGCTTCTGGGCAATCGCCTCCACGACCAGGCTCGCGTTGTAGGCGACCGGGTAGGGCAGGTAGAGCACATGGTGGCTCGCGGTATCGGTGTCCAGGTGGACGCACGCCCCCCTGGCCTTCCACTCCATCGTCATGGTGGTCGGCTTCACGCCGTGCTTGCCCAGGCGGGCCATGGCTGCTTCCAGCACCGCCACCGCCAGGGTCGGCTGGGGAGACACCAGTGCCTTGGCCAGGTCGAAGTCGAACCCGTAGGCTTTCCTCACCCACTCGGCCAGTTCGTTCAGGCTGTACCCCGCGTCCTGCTTGGCCTGAATCTCGGCTCGGATTTCCGCCAGCGAGTGCTGTGGCTTGAAGGACGACCCGACCTTCTGCTCCAGGTCCAGGTAGGTCTGGAACAGGTTGGGGTTGTGGATGGCCGAAATCATCAGGTCTTCCTTGCTGGCGAAGACGCAGAACGCGCACGACAGGCGCCGCATGCCCAGGTTGTACGCCTTGTGGGTCGGCACCCCACTGCCCTTGATTTCGTTCCACACCCGCTCCTCGGGCCACAGGTGGATGGGGTACCAGCGGTCGACAGTCCGTTTGCCGGTGGTCTCCTCGCGCGAGAAGTTGGGCATGGCCGCCCGTGACGCCGATTCCTGCGCGCGGATACCCAGGGCGTTCAGGATGCGCACCGGCTTGCCCGCCTCGGCCGACAGCTTGGTCATCAGCTTCTTGACCTCGGCGCGCTTGTGGTCGGACGTGCAGTAGCGGGCGTCCGCGCTCGGCCAGGCGATGGTCTTGCCGAAATCGACGGTACCCTCCGGCTTGCGCTTCCCGGGCTTCGCCACGACCTCCTGGGCCTTGCGCTGCAGTTCGGTGGCCCGATGGGTGCCGGGCCACTTGCTGCTCCCCTGGGCCGCGCCAATGACGGCCAGGATGCGGTCAGGCGCCGTGTCGGCCAGCATCTGCCAGGTACCCACCCCGGCCTCGCGCAGTTTCGCCACGTCCGTCTCCCGCTGAATCAGGTCGCCGTGGCGCTCCTCGATCTGCTCCAGCAGGTCGTTCTGGCGCCGCTGCACCACCTCGAACCGCAGCCCGTAATGCTCGGCCTGCTGCTTGGCCAGGTCGCGCGTACCTTCCCACTCGACCCGCCCCAGGTCGGCATGCACAACCACCAGCTTGGACAGCGGGAAACCAGCCGCCTTGGCCTGGGCAACGACGTGCGCCAGCATGGCCTGGCTGTCCTTGCCGCCGCTGCTGTTGACCAGCATGTAGTCGTACTTGTGGAAATCGGGGTGCCAGTCAGTACCCTGCTGCCAGGGGGCGGCGCCCTTACCCTCCCCGTAGTCGGGGTGGGACCAGGCCGTGTTCGGGTCGACCGGCTTGGGCTTCCAGGGGTCGGACACGCGCGCACCAGCCGGTAGGTTCCACTCGACCGGGTTCTTGGCCCGTTCCTGCAGCACGGTCAGGTGGCGCACGGGCTTTTCCCACGGGCCGTGCTTGCCTGTCCGCGCCGCCATGACCAGCGCCTGCTCGGGCGTGTACCGCTGGATGTTTTCCGGCTTGACCGCCGCGTAGAACTGCTTGACCGGGATGCTCACATTGCGCAGTTCGGCGTTCTGGTAGTCGTACACGCGCCCGTTGTGTTCGATCCAGGCATGGTCGATCCGCCGCCCCTCATGCAACACGCGCGCATGCACGACCGTGGCTGCATCACCGAACCGCCGCAGCGCCAACTGGGCGTAGGGGAAACAGAGTCCAGTCGGCCCGCCGCAGTCAGCCGGGTAGCGTTCCTGCCATGTAGCCAGATCCTCTTTCGAGAAAAAGCGTGCCGCCGGGCCCGCCAATTCCTCCGGCCGCCACGACTGGGTATGCCGGGCATCGGCCCACTTTCCCCCGCGCGGACCAAGGAACATTTGCTGGGACTTCTCCACGTCCTTGAGCTTCGCGTAGTAGTCCACGTCCAGGTCGGCCGCGGGCATGGCCTTGGTGAGAGGCATCAGATCCCAGGCTTCGTTGAACCCCCAGCCCTTGGGTACTCGCACCAGTTGGCAGCGACAATGTGGGTGCATCGCCCCCAGCACCGGCTTCCAGTCCCGCTGCTTCCGTCCCGCATTGTTGGGCCCCTGCGCGTGCCACCAACTTGCTGGCCGCACGATTGGCCGCCCGTCCTCCAGGTAGTGCTTCAGGCACTGGTCGCACGCTCCGGGCTCGGGCAGCTTCGCCAGCATCTCCTCGTCCCCGTACTGCTCCGTCACGCTGTGCAGGTAGCCTTCCTGATGGGCCTGGTGCGACTCGGTCACCGCGATCCTGTCCCAGTCCCGCTTCCAGTCGCCGGTCATGTTCCCCAGGGCCGATTTCAACTGCTTGACCGTCTGGCGCTCCGCCAGCTTGGTCGCCACCGCGTTCTGGATCTGGCCCCGGGTCCGGGCTGCCAGTTCCTGGTCGGCGTCAATCAAGATCCTGCCCAGTTCCTCGCTGTACCTGTTCCCCAGCCCCACGCAGTACGTGCCCGCCCGGTTCTGGGCGACCTCCACCGCGTACTGCTCCTGCCGCGATAGCGCCACCGGGTGCTTCTTCAGCCAGTTCTGAAACTCGGCGTAGGACAGCCCTTGCGCGGTCGCGTGCTGCTGCATGACCTGCCCGAACGCGAAGCTGTCGAAGATCAAGTCGCCCGCGATAGGCAGCTTGATGTAGCCCTCGCGCACCAGGCGCTCGCGCTCGGCCGCGGGAACCTTGGCCCCCATGGTCGTGATCGCCAGGGCGGTCGAGGCGTCCCGTACTATCTGGGTCAGGCGGGCGATCTGTTCGGGCTTGAGCGCCAAGGCGTCACTCCAGCACCGATAGTAGCCGTTCCTGCATCAACCGGGCGATTCGGTCGGCCTCTTTCGAGCGCCGGTCGTAGGAGCCCTTGATGGCCGGGTACTCCCACTGGGCCTTGGTCTGGTGAGGCAGGGTCTCGTCGGCGGCTTTGGCCAGCGACCGGCCAGCCAGGCTCTCCAGCACCTTGACCGCATCCTCGGCGCGCTCCTCGAACTCGCCGGGCCGCTGCTCCTCGATGCGGATCTTCACGCCTTCAGGCCCGCAATCGAATACGCGACATTCGCCACCGAAGTCGTGTTGTTCGTGATCTTGGGCGCTGTCGTGAAGTCACCACGCAGGAACAGCTTGGCCTTGGTGCCGTTGGACGGCGGCCCGATCTTGTGGCCCGTCACCTCGCCGTCCAGGAACACGGTCAGTTCCTTGTCGGTCTCGATGTAGAACACCTTGCCCGCCACCACCTTGCCCATCGCCAGCGTGTAGTTGGCCTCCGACGCTGCCAGTTGCAGGTTCTGAGACGACTCGCAGTCCAGCGCCTCGATGACGGTGGTAAGTGCCTCGTCCTCACGGCGGAAGTCCACCTGCTTCTCGTCGTCGTCCGCCGCCGCTACCAGCACGATTTGGGAACGTAGCCGCATCGCTGCCTCCTAGATGTCAATCTCGAACACGCGCACTTTCGCCTTCTTGCCGCCCTTGCGCAAATCTGTCGTGCGCGGGGCTGCCTTCTGGGCGGGGTACAGCTGGTTGAAGTCCTCGGGATTCGCGCCCGGCTGCTCCTCGGCGGGCTGTTCCTGCTCTTGCAGCCCGACCGCACTTTCCTCACCCGGCACTTCGTTGGCGTACCCCTCGTCGGGCTGGCCCTCCATCGGCTGCTGTCCCATCGCAGCCTGCGCCGCCGCTTGCTTCGCCTGCAGCCAGGTGGGGTTCAAGATCACCTCACCCTCCCCGTTGGGCAGCGGGGGCAGATCGTCCTCGGCGCGGATTTCGTCCACCGTCTTCTTGAACTCGGACTCCATCTTGCCCAGCTGTGCGGTCTCTTGCGCGCTCTCCGCATCCAGGCCCATGAACTCCAACTCGAAGTCGGGCGCCAGCGGCCAAATCAGGTACTGGTTGATCCACTGCGCCAGGTCTTTCAGCAAGGGCTTCAGCCCGCGGTCCTGGCTCGCCTGAATCTTTTGCTGCGGGTTGTTCGTCCCGCCCATCTGGCTGGTCTGCCCGCTGTTGCCGTAGCTGAAGTTCATCTCGGCCGGGTCGAACTGGCAGACCGCACAGGTGATCTTGATCAGGAAGTCCAGCCACTGGCTGAACTCCATGTCGCGGTTGTTCTTGCCCATGTCGATCCACTGCAACTCGTCCACGTTCGTCATGGGCACGCGGTGCGCGTTGTTCACGCCCGAAACCATCATCTTCCACTGGCGCCGGAACGCATCGACCTTGGCGTCAGCGACCGCTCCCTTGAAATTCAAGATGCCGCCCGCCCCCATGAAACCCTGGCTGAACTGCCGCTTGTTGTACTCCAGCGACCACAGCGTGGATGTGACCACGTTCACCAGCAGTTCCAGTTCGGACAGGCCATAGCCGTTAGCCCGGATGTCGGTGCGCGGGTTGCGCACCCCGAAGCACAGTTCGTGCCCCGCATACTCCGTGATCACAATTTCGTCGTAGACCTGGACGTACTTCACCTGCTCCGGGTCGCCCTGGATGTCGGCCCCGGGCGGTACGTCCGCGATCCTGATGGTCCCGCCATCCATCGCGTAGAACTCGGCCGGTTCCCCCTTGCGGTTGCGCACAACCTCGAAACAGCATTGGTCGAGCACCAGGGCGTCACGCGCAATCTTGCGCACGAACGTCCTGAAATTGTCCCGCCCCGGCGTCCACTTGCTGCCCGTCTGCACTATCCAGTCTTCCAGTTCCCGGCACCGCTTGCGCTCGATGGGGGTAGGAGACTTCTCCCGGTCGCGCAGGACGACACCAAACCCCGTGTCGTGCTGGTCGGCTTGCAACTGCGTGAACCCGGAAATCTGGGTCAGGCGCGTTTGCAGGAACGCGCTGTAGGTCGGTACTCGCGTGGCCAGCTGCCGCAGGGTCGCGTAGGTGATCCCACTCGGGCGGTCCCGGTAGCCCAGCTGGTCGATGAGCGCGAACGGATCCCACAGCAGGCCACGCGGGTCTTGCCCGGATTCTGCCGGGGGTAGGCTCGCTGCCCCTCCGTCAGTGCCCACCATGGCCCTTGATGCCCCACCCCGCAGGGCCGGTTCATCGGCGTTCTGGCCGTTGGCCTTGGACAACGACTCGGTCAGCAGGCCCAGGCCGGAACCCAGCGCGCCGCCCAAGGCCGTTGTGATCTGGTCGCGCAACCCCATGGGTTACCGGCGCTGGTACAGATCGCGAATGCCGCTCTGGTGCTCTTGCGGGTGCTGCCGCGCGATGGCCCG